CTTGGGTTTTGTATCTGCTACTGTGCTATGCATATATTCTTCTTGCAGCTGAGGAAGATTGTGCTTATGTTCACATGCATCGTAATGTGCTCGCTGCTATTTACGGTGACGACAACACGTGGACCGTTTCTGATAACTTCAATGTGTGGTTCAACGCCCGCACTGTTGCGACGATTTGGGAAAATCTTGGTCTCATCGTCAAATCCGATTCTTGGGATCCACGACCTCTCACTGAGTGTTCGTTCCTTAGCAATCGATTCATGCCCACTGACTACGGTGTTCGCCCGGTACCTAAGTTGAAGAAAGCACTAGCTTCTATGCTCTTGCACTCTCAACATCCTGGTAATCACCTGTGGTCTCTCATGAAAGCTGTCATGCTCCGAATGGAAACTTTCTACGATGAGGAAGCACGCGCTATCTTCAAAACGTACATAGTTGAATTATCTGCTTTGCCAGAAGTTCGCATGAAAGATTTTGTCATTCTTCGCAAGGATGGCCAGCCTGAGCTTGATTTGGATTGGATCCTACAAGCTTACAAGTCGGATGCACAGCTACATGTGATGTACGCTGAACCAGAAGCATTATCACCCGACTCTCTTTTCCACGCGGCCGAGTGGAAAAGAAATTCTCAACAACGTTCGGACTCGCCGATATCAGCTTTTCTAAATCCGCCGATCAACTCCAAGACTACGGAGCTGAACTTTGGGACTCAAATCACCCAGACATGCCTCCTAAATCAAAACGCGGAAAGCAAACTCAAAAGCGAGCCACCCCATGGAAAAACCAATCAAGAAAGAAACAAGCACCTCGCTCCTCTACCCGCTTCGGCGGGAGCAATCGCTCAGGGCGCGGTGGTAGCACAATCTCACGTGCCCCAGCTTATTTCACCCGTACTCCTCCAACACGCAATCCCGTCATGTCCCACGGCCCTGATGGATCTCTTCGCGTTCGGCACCATGAAATGGTCCAAGATACGGTTACTGATGTTGCTAATGTTTTTCAACTTGTTCATGGTTTTTACATCAATCCTGGCAGCGGGGCTCTCTTTCCCTGGCTTTCCAGCATTGCTGCGCAGTACGAGATGTACCAATTCAATTCTCTCTCATTTGAGTACAAGACTCAATGTACTACGGCAAACACCGGTAACATCACTTTTGCCATTGACTACGATGCAAATGATGACTACCCTACTTCTCGTGAAGATTTGTTTAATTACGAAGGATCGAAGTACACTGTGCCTTGGTCTGATATGGCTGTTCAAGCCAATCCCTCACGCATGCGCTCTTTTGCTCCTTGGCACTACGTTGGCACTAACGTCGCTATTGCGAGCGGAGAAACCCGTCGCGAGAATCACGTTGGATTCTTCTACGGATACGCCCAAGGTGTGCAAGGCAGCACAAACTGCGGCACCCTCTTTGTCACATACGACGTCACACTTCGCATTCCGCAACTGTCTCGTCATGCTATTGCTCAACGCAATTCTGCAATGTCGACAAGCACAGGCACTGTCCTCGCAACCCCTTTGCTTGGAACTGTCTTTGCAAATAACGGTCTCAACTGCGACGTCAATGCAGCAGGTACACAATTCCTTTTCTTTGTGCCTGGAGAATTCACCGTTGCCATCGAAGGCTTTGGTGCTACCTTCGTCGCAGGATCTGATTTTGCCGTCGCAGTCGTTGGCGCAAACACACTTCTCACCTTCGACCAGCTGCTGTATATTCCTACATCAGCCAGCCAAGGCGTCTTGCGCTTTCGCATCAAGATCCCAGTCGCTAGTTCGAGTCTTCTCACTACGACAAACCTCGCTGGTTTTAGCCTCAATCTCACAGGAGATTGTGCCGCTCTCACCTCCGTTGGCATCTCAGTGTCCCCGTGGCCTTACGATGTTCCAACCTAACCAGCAAACCTCAAAATCCAGTCAGATGAAGCTGATGGATCTCACGCT